CCGGATAACTTCTTATAGACTTGTGGTCTACGAACACCACGTACTAATAGCTACTACCTTGGTCACATACGTGAATGAGCAAGGAGGTGAATTCTGATTGATAAACGGCAACAGAACGCACAAACCAAACCGACCTAATGTTTAAAAACGGGTTTAGGTGGACCCATGGCTTCAGTTTTTTAACGCGCAGAGAAGCCATAACAACGCGGGCAAGTATCCTTGCCAGACAGCTGGTTTTTAAAGGAATCAGCTAAACCATGAACAGTTTTACGACATGTCCTAGGTCAGGAGAAATTCACTAAAAAGTGAAGGTCGGAAAGACAGAGCGAGCGAGATCACTCTGATAATTATAAGTTGGTGGTCCGACTTGCCACCCAAAAGAAAAATCGTCAGCAGCCGCAAAGGCGACTCTGGCGGTGAGAGTCCTGTCATTGTCAAAGACATCAGGCAACTCCAAAGTAACACCGGGCCCATTAACGGTGTTAAGAATAGTGGTAAGGTAAGAAATGGGCAAAAAAGGAACAACATTCTGGTACGGGGCTTGAACTACCACTGTATTTCCCGCGGTTAAATTAGGCATATACTCACCAGTTCCAATTAATTCGAGACCGAGGTAATTGTTGTAAACACCAACAAACGTACCAAGCTCAATATTTTTTTTTGTTGTAGTATCAAACACGGTAAATTGGATACGGAAACCACCCGTAACAAAAGCAAAACAATTGGACAAACGATTCAGTAAGCCATGGTGCGCCCACATGTCGTACCAGTTCAACTCCAAGAAAGAAGCAGTGACGAACTGATAATCAACATATTCACTAAACCTTCGGGTGAGCAAACGAAGATTCGGAACCGATTCTCCAATACAATTGATAGCGGTAGCGACAGAAGGTCGAACAGCATGTCCAAAGGCCATGGGATTCTCCGTAGTCTCTCCGCAAGAAGCCTCATCTTGAAAAACACCCCCGACTTCTGCACGCGCGGGTTTAGCGCGTTTCACAGCAGCAACTTCATCAACAGGAACTACAACAGGTTTCTTAGACCCCTCCAGACCAATGCTTGGGATAGCAAACTCTATATCCGAACCCCCAGACATATAAACTACGACATCCACAGTGCTAGTGACCAAATTGGCCGCAGTCAATAAAGGGTTGACGACCCGAATAGTTAAGAAACCAGTAGTGGAAGACAGAGGGTGACTCGGGCTAGTACTATAAGCACTTTCAGCTATAACCGGTGACCAGGGGGTCATGGAGCAGTAAGGAACGGTGAAACAAAAGTGTTCCTGCTCTTGTATATCCCAAACAAAACGCTTACACAACGCCGCCTCCGAATCGGCGACGATACCCGAGGATCCCAACCCCATTTGCCAAATCACCTCCAAAACCCCGGCATGAAACTGCGTCTTGGACAAACTGAGACGGTAGTTTATGGACCCCCGCCAAAACCGAAACATATTGGCTATGTAAGACAGAGGGCTTGGAAAAGCGTTAGCACTCGAAGTAGGAAACAAGCTAGGAGAAACCCTAAAGAAAGCAATCTTCTCATAAGAAACTTGCGCCCCCGTCCAAGTATAAATGCCAACAATACCGGGGCGGGACACAAAATTGACAATATTCATTTCATCATGCTTGGCGCCAAAAGTTCCCTGCAAGGGTAGAGCTTTCTGTTGTGGGTTGGCAGTCAAGGTAACAGCAGGAACATTACCCATCATATTTGCAGTAGTCGGGTTGTTATAGGGCAGCATATACATAGTATCAGCTGGTGCAGTAGGGGCCGACAACCCTGCTAATAAGGCAGCAACCGTAGCGCCTGCTATGACAATATTGGCGACATCTACGACCACGCCTCCAATAGCTTTAACAGTAGGGGCAATCTCTCTTTCAATATACTGAGAAATTTTACTGGTTTCTCGGGCTCCATAAGAGAAGAGATTATTAGGTACATATGTAGGCTTAGAGGCTGCCTTCTTCTTACCCTTATCAGATTCTTCTCCAACCTGAGGAGACACAGACCATGTAGTAAGGGTAGGACCCTTCAGTTCCACGTCGGATAGGTAAGCCCAAAGCTTTACTGTAACACCAATAGCGGGTGATTCCCTCAAAGGGGTCAAGATATCCAACTGAAACTTACACCAATCGAAGTAGCCGCTAGAAGAGGTATAAGTCTCGACTGCAGACCAGCCTGTCGGGGTGACCTGTTCAACGATAAGCTCTCCAGAGGAGCCACTGGCAATGTCTAATAAAACGTGGGGATTGCCAATGGCCCTATATACGGTGGTAGTATTAATACCAGTAGGAGTAACGGACAAGACCAGCTGTCCAGATGCATAGGGGCTGGCGGTGATGGTAGCCTTAATATGGACTTTACACCGCAAAAAAGCAAAATTCGCCATCTTAGCCTGGGCATTGAAATTGCCATTAAAATAGGCCGAAGGCATACTCAATGTTGAAAGAGGAGTGGTAGAAGAAGATGTATATAGAAAAGACGCAACAACATGAGGTCTACCAAAGACATTTGAGATAGCATGGTTAACTGTCTCCATACCTGAGTTATGCCAGGATTCAGAATCATCAGTTGCATTTTCAACAACGGTGGGTGCGGCTCCCAGAAACGCAGTAGTTTTGTTGCCGCCTTGTCCATCGATATCGTCCTGCCCGCCCACCTCTGGCACAGCACCCCTCTGAAGGTGCAAGTGCGCCACCGGTAAAATACCTCTAAGTAAAAGGTCATAAGGTCCATCGGTAGCACATGCCGAAAACAATTGTGACAGGAGTCCTGGGGAAAGGCTATCGAAGATGGGGGTCATCTTGGCTATGGAGGCATGGGATTGCGGATAACTAGTCCCCGCATGTAAATACAAGTGCTGGGCAGTAGCCAAAACTTGCTGAGGGAACACACTAACCGGGTCATTTCCTTCGGTAAAGCAAAGAATCTTCTCAATAGAACTGATCTCTAACAACCCAGTTATCTCCCCTCTCGAGACTCCAAATCTACGGCGGAGAAACATATAGCTACTGGGACCCTCATCCGTGGGTTTCCAAGGTCGATGTAACTTAACAGGCTCCCCTTTAACATCTGAGGTAACCACAAAACCTTGGTCATTAATGAACGAAATGACCTTGTCCAAATTAGCTTCGACAACAGCGGCCCACTTAGGGGGGATGGCAATGAGCGAATCATCCCCAAGAAACTGCATAAAACAGTCCATAAGAACAAGATATGGATCTACACCTAAAACAGAAGCAATAGCTCCAGACCAAAGCATACACTGAACCAAATAGTTAATAATAGCAGTCAAAAAGGAACCACTGGGATGCATCCTTCCTGGTTGGACATATGCATCCATCCACACCATGACGAACCACGCCAAGCGCTTGAGAAGTCGATAACGTATAAAACCACTGCGATCTAGGGGGGGGAGTAAAGGGTCAATACTCCTTAATTCCCCCTCCTGTTTATGTAGGAGAGAAAAAAATAATGCAACCAAGCGTAACATTCGCGGATCAACATGTTTATCCATCGACTCAAAATCCGCTGTCAAAATAAGGGTACCTTCTCCTAACTCTGAGATTTTCTCGTGTAAAGCTGAAAAGCCTTTAACTGGATCAAGACCTAAAGCAGAAAAGAAGAGGAGACCTTTCTCAGATATCTCCGCAGCAAAGTCCGCGAAATAACGTCGCTCCAACAAGAACTCATGAATAGGAACAACAGTGAAGAGCCGTGAGGACCCTGATTCCACTTTTTCTTTAGATCGAGGCTCATCCTTAAGAACTGCAGTGGCTAAAGCATCTAAATTGGCGAACAAACCGGGGTCACGAACGGCCCAATCGGAAGGCGCTAAAACGTTCTCTGCCATCTCCATGAATTGCAAAAACTCAGGAGTCAATGTTGGAACTTCACTTTTTACACAAGCCAAACCCTTAATCCCTCCCCAGGCACGAAAGGGGTAACCTGCACTCTTCTTGCGATCCATGGAAGGCAAGCCGCTTGCGGTATTTGGAAGATCAGTGTAGGAAACTGGACCCTTCAGGTCAACCCCAAAGACTTTAAAATATCGGACAAGAGCATAGACCGTATTAACCAACCCATCTGGATAAGCCCGGGGCTTAGCCAAAACGCTGCCTAACTTCTGTAGAGCAACAGCCATAGGATCGACCAACTCACCTTTAGAATTCTTAAAAGGTACCAGCCTGGCCAAATCATATTCCGGCTGAATCTGATCATACAGCCAAGTGCGTCTCTTTCGAGGCGGAGCGGGACGTTGTACATAATGATCAGTTTTACCGTAAGAATAAATACCCGCATTTTCTAACGCTCCGGCTACCTGTGGGACACCAGCCAAAACAACATTGGAAAGAGGAATCGATTTTCGAACAAATAAATCCAAATCATAGGAGGAAACAAGGTGACAAACAGCAGAAACGCTATCGTCTGTACGCGCCACGTGCATGCCCATGATGGTCTTCTCAATATTTGGTCCAATATTAATATAAATCCCTCCGCAAAAGCCCTTACGACTGGCAACATCACACAGCCTAATCTGCCGAGGAAGTAAATTAAATCGGCGACCAGAAAATTCATAACCCAGACCCGCTCCTTCGGGTTTGGAGAAACACCCATCAGAAAACTCCAATTCTCCTTGGGCATTACGCAACATCAAACGCGTAAAGCCATGTGGCGGCACATTCTCACCAAACTTTGAAATGTGGTCTCTACACCTCTCCAACCTACTGGGAACCTTAGAAACAAACATTTCAACAACTGCCATATCTCCTGGGAGAGGAGTGATCACTACATTGCGTTCTGTGGCAGTGTTGGGATAAAAAGGATAGACCTCCTTTCCTCTACGCAAAACGACATAAGGCGCAGACTCGATGGTCAGAGCAACGTGATGAGGCATGAGCAAGCAAGTAGAATTGATAGCAAACCCATTCGCTATCAAAGTGGTGGTGCGAGTATCCACGATGGCAAATAAAGAGTCAGATAAGGTCGGCAATTGATTGTGTAACCGTTGAGAAAGAGTCATCTGCTTAAAGAACTCGTTCTCAGCCTCCCCTGCTTGGGGCTGAGCAGACTCTTGATACCATTCAAAACCTCCTCCGGTCTGGGCTTTCTTAATATACCATTTTCCATTCACGTAGATGCGATCCCTTTGTTCTACCTGAGCTTCGGGTATATAAGCTCCAGTCTTAGGATCTAAATAATGAGGTTCTCCATCAAGGAACAAAACTGCTTCTCTTTTAGCCCTCAAAGCCAAAACAGACAGCCCAAGTCCAACGCCTCCACCTATGAGAGCCCCAAGGAATGGCGCCAAATAAACAGAAATAAGAGCAAGTGGATCCTTCTTAGCGACGGCGTAATGGTGTCTGTGTACTCCAGAAGGAACACCACCCCTAAGATTGATGGCATATAAACCCGGTTGTAAAACAAACCCTGAGCCATCAAATTCCATCCGCCCGGGTAAATCAACAGTAAGTTGGGAACCCCTTTCACCACACCCGATGACAAAACGGGCTTTGAGCTTATCCACAATGTCTCGATTCCACCACTTACGAAAAACGTCAGCTGAGAAGACTCTTTCTTCCACTCCAGCACCCTCCGCTTCCAGGGTGGGGCTCTCTCCGATACGAACGAAAACAACGCGCGGTTCAACCGGAAAACCAGCAGCCTTAGACTTTGCAGCTTTATCAATGCAATAATCCCATCCAACAAACAAAGGGTGAGCAATATAATCACCCCGCATGGAAAAGACATCACCAGAACAACTTGTGGTAACCTTACCATAAGGGTACTCTTTCCCATCATCACCCCAATATGCCATCTCTGTATGGTGGCAATTATAATTAGACATGAAGGTGATCGCGGCGTTGGGACCCCCCGCCCCACAACAAGCCATCACAATAGGTTGAGGTTCCGGCGCACTCTGTTGTATCGTATGAGCAAAGTAACCTCCAGCCACTGCAAGGGCAGTAGCGCCAATCGTGGCACCAAGTGTTTCAGTCCACGAATCGAACACCTCCACTTGAACAGGTCTCAAAATGTTAAGGTCAGGATCAGGACCATTATTCATATCAGGATCGAAATCTCTAACTCTATCGTGCTCCTGCTTCATATAGATAAGTAACTCCGCCCAAGTCCAATGTTGATTGTTGGTAGGCGAAAGCACGATCTTATCGTCCAAACCAATAACCAAAAAAGTAAAGAGTACGTCCCTTGCTATGGGCTGAGAAAGATCCACAGGTTGTCCATTAGGACCACGAACACACTGTGCATCAGAATCGTAAACATAGGGAGGGCGGATATGAGGACAAATAATATGAGTAATCCTCCTACGAAAAGCGTCTGAACTCTTAACACTCTGAATTTGCTTTCCGAAGATCTCCTTAACATTCAAAACATTGTCGCCCCTAGAGAACTCTAAGTTGGTAGCGCCAAGTATCAAATTACACCTGCCAATACGTCCTTTATCCTCAATGTTTGCCATGTTGAGGGTAAGAGGTCCTGCGGTAGACAACCTGAACAGAATTTCCACATCTCCTGCAGGTTGATGTGGATTATCGTGCATCTGTAAAAAATCGTCAAAGAGCCATATAGCTTGCCAGCAATACCCGGAAGAATAACGGTCCACAGAACAAACATTAAAGACATAGTCTGCGACCTTTGAATCGGGTCCATTCTCAGCGCGGGCAATCGCATGGGCAGCTGCTTGACATAAAGAGGACTTCATGAGGCCAGGGGGACCTGCAAATAAAAAAAATTTAGGGGCCATACGGTAATTATATTCTGGTGTGGCACCCATATTAACGGCAGCCTGGCTAGCCGGCAGAACGAATTGATGCAGACGTTGAGCATCGCCTGCTTTCCAT